TATTAATATTAATTTTCTGTTCAAGTTTTTTTCTAGCCATTTGCCTTGACTATTATACCAGTCTACAGCTTCTTTTTTAGTCTTGTAATACCTAGAATACTCCTCAAGGTTTCCACTACTATTATAAACCTTGTAAATGTAAGGCTTAAATCTATCCTCTGCTTTCATTCGCTTAGTATTAGTTGCTTGTTTAAAATCGAATCTCTGTACTCAATATAGAATTTACCGCATTCTATTACTCGCTCTTTTATTAGTTGCTCCTTTTCTGTATCCCTTTCAAATGAGATTGTAGTAACTCTTAAAAAGGGGTCATGTTTATCTACTTTGTGAATCTTATAATTATCCCAGTCTTTTAAAAGATAGTCGGGAGTACTAACCATACAATAGGCAAGTTCTGCTTTAGGCTTATCGTAAAGCCACATATATGCCCTAAGTTGCCATTCATAATCTTTGTTATTTACATCCTCAGGAGATGCAGGAAATGTCTCTAAAGACCAAGAGCTTTTTATGTCGATTATTTTATCCTCTGCGTTAATATCGCATTCGCCAGTTATAAACTCATTCTCTAGCCTTTCTGTATTCTTTAGATATAGAGTATTGTGTACTTCATTATAAAGGTCTATACTCGTATCTTCTAAGTCTATTCCTTTGGTTAAATACTTAGAATCTATTGTAGTTCTGTAATTAAATAGCTCCTCTTTTACAAGTTCCTTAATATAAGTTTTACAAGTTGCTGATAATACCTCTGTTTTTTTACGTGGGTTTGTCATAATTTTACCTAGTGCGCTGCTTCTAATTTTCATAGTTCTGTGTTTTTAGTATAAAAGTTTTCTAATTCAAAAGCGTGGCTTTTCTCCATTAGTTCTATTCGTTCATCCATAGCAGCTATAATACGCTTATAAGTTTCAATAGTACTTTCTAGTAGTATTATTCTTTCGTCTGCTGTTTTTAGTTCAGTTCTTAAAATAGTTTTCATCTTATTTAGTTTTTAATTTTTTACCTAATTCTGTTACCTTTTCTACTTGCTCTTTTGTTAGGGCAAAATCTTTTATTATAGTTCTTAAATCTCCTATACTAGCTTTTAACATCATTCCTGAAAGGTTGCCATCTGTTATCTTTTCTTTTTGCTTGGGTTGTGGTGCTTCTGTATCAGGATCCTTAGTATCGTCTATTAAGAATAATCCGTTAAGAGCGTACTTTCTCGCATAACTGGAGGAGCTACCGAAAGACTGCGCTATATCCATTCCCTTTTTATTTGGGTTAATTCCTGCTTGAGCAGATACTGCTACATCTTGTCCTTTCTCGTTTTGTATAGTTGCTATTGCTTCTACAAATACCAATCCTCCGACCTCTAGTATATTGTCGGATATGTACAAAGTACATTTATTCTTTTTTAAGAGTGGTTTAAGAGCCTCTAAGACATCTTCGCAGTTTCTATACTTGTACTTCCCAAAGTTATTATATTGGCTCTTAGGTGCTTTTAATTCGCTTTGAATGTTTATTAATTCTTTCATTTGTTTAAGTTTTTATGTTTATTAATTAATTTCTGTTCTATTGCTTCGCGTTCTGTCGCGTGGTGTGAGATGTCTTTAATAGTGTAAGTACCGTTATCCCAAAAGTCTGTAGTAAATACTTCGTAAAGGTCTTTGTTTACTTTTTGCATCTCATGTAGTGAGTGTGTTAGTTTTCTTTTCATTTAGTTAAATTTTAATTGTTTAGCCATTAATAAAGCGCCTACCAATATGTAAGCATACTCGTGTCCTTCTCTTTTGTACTTATCTTTGAAGGTCTTAATCATTGCCTCAATAGATTCACATTGAGACTCTGTTTTTAGCGTTGCAATACTTTTGCAAATCTTGTTAAATGATGTTTCCATAGTTTTATTTGTTTCTTAATTGTTCTGCTTTCTGTTCGTTGTTATCGTGTAATATCATTCTCATATCATTGTTAATAATACCTTTTTTAAAGTCATCCTCAATCTTACACATATTTGCCGTCTCAACTATTTCAATCATCCAGTTTCTTTGTGTTCTTTTATTATCCTCCATTAACCATTCAAAATATTCCTTCGTATATTTTTCAGAATTACAAAATTTCTTATTTTTTATTCTAGTTAAAATCGTTGCGGTTTTTTTGCAAGGTTTAGCATCAAATTTCTTTTGTGCTACATCTAATTCCTTGACGTGCTTCACATACTCTTCTGATAATTGCTCTTTCATAGTTTCTTAGTTTAAAAGTTTTCAACAATATTATATATAACTTTTGGAATAAAAAAATTTTGAAGCAATTATTTTAAAATAGGCACAAAAAAAAGAGCTAACAACTAAATGTTAACTCTCTTTCCAAAACTAAACCTAAACTATGAAAGCCCAAATATAAACCTTTTATTTTAATTATTCTTTTTAATATGTATTTCTTTTGCCCTTTCTAGGATGTAAGTATCCACTTCTATTTCTGCTTTGGTGTACATTCTAACCATTTCCTCAAAGCTATACATTAAGTCGTGAGCATCCCTAATAGGAAAGTAAGTACTATACTCTATTTCTTCGTCAGAAAGCTCTATCCTTGTCATTTAAAATAGTGTGTTAATCGTGCTATTTGTCCGTTTTCTTTGTGGTGTATAAAGCCCTCTATTGCTTGTTTAGAAACATATCCATTTCTATCATGCCAACTATCTGCAGGACTAGGACTTCTCAAACTTTCAACAGTTACACCGATGTAGTCCTTTGCGTTCTTATGATGTACATGATGTGTATAAACATAACGGTAATCTGTTTCACTCCAAAGTATAGGTCTTTCAGTAGCCATTAATAAGGGTAGGTCTTGGTTCTTTGCTCCATCTCCATGAGTCGTGCCTATTAAATTTTTATAGTATTTAAAGTATTTCCTATGTGAGATACTACAGTCAAAAGTAATATTTTTACAATGTCGAAAATGTGTTTTAATTACATCCGCTAAAAAGAATCCAGTCATGTAATCGTGGTTACTAGGGTTGAATGTAAAGTGAACGTCTGCTATTTGTATAAGTTGTTCAATAACCTCAACGTATAACCTCTTAGCATCTAGAAAATTTTCATACCACATTCCATCTGTATCCTGCGGAGTTCCGCTTGTCGTATTTCTTTTAGGCGTGTCTGTATGCAGTATATCATTACCTGCAATAAAGTTTATTTTGTCAATGTTAAACCCACTAGACTTGTCTAAGATTCCCTGTACTCCCTCTTTTACTTGTCTAACTGCTATCTGTTGGTTATACTCTTTGCCAGTTTCTAGGATAGAACAGAGCTTTCCTACGTGAATATCAGCAGGGTCTAACACTAACAAATGTCCATCTTTTGACTTGCTTCTTTTTATAGTCGGGTACTTAGGCGAGTATTGTTTAAGCTCCTCTATTAAATCCTCTGCAAACTTATTCTTTTCTTCTGTCTTAAAATTTGGGTTCTTAAAGAATAAACTACTCTTGTCTGTCTTGAACCATCCATGTTTTACATCGTCAGGATTAATCCCTGCTGCTATGCTTTCCTCTTTTATCCTCCGATAGTTTTGGATAAGGTCAAACTCATCTTTTTTAAGTCGTAATCTTCGGGCGTTTCTGTTTTCCATAGTTGCAAATATAATAAAAACTAAGCTACATAATTTCGCCTAAGAACTACAAAAAACAAAGCAGATAACAAGACAATTAAGACTATCATATACCTGTTATCCTTTTCAATTACTTTGACCTTATCTACTGGGACTAATACCTCGCGAATTATAGTATCTCCTTTACATTCTACCTCGTGGTAAATCTCTTGTCTTAGAGTGTCGTAAAAGTACCTTAAAAAGACTTTCTCATTATTCACTACTATAGTGCTATCATGCTTTATTATAGTCGCTGTAGTGTCGTGTATATAATTATCCACTATAACAGTATCAACTACCTTTATAGTGTCTTTAATTACTAGCCCATGTTTATAGGCGTAATTCTCTGCTCTCTTTACTTTACGGTTAAGTCTGTTTTGTGGATTGCAGGAGATTAAGAATATACAAAGTATTAGTATTCTCATTTGCGATTTAAGCCTATTAAAGAGTCCCTACTTCTTAATAACAATAATCCTAAAGCTGCTACTGCTCCTGCTTCTGTTTCAGTGTGGTTCTTACTTATGTATAAACATACAGCTATACTTAAAATAGTTAACCCCATTAGAGTAGTTACTATTCCATCTTTAAATAATCGTTTCATTTTGTTTGTTTTAATTTATTTGAAAATGTGCGCCATCTTTACCCCAAAGGTCATAACCCCAATGCAGAACTATTCCATAGTCAGCAGCTACTTTTATTAAATGTCGTGCAATAGGTTCTAGGTACTTCATATTCCAACTTGCTTTTTTATCTACATAAGCGTAAATGTCAAATGCTTTGCCAGTCATGTGGTAACTTTTAAGTGTCCAAGTAATACGACTTTTGTCGGGTCTACCCTCTAGACCTGTTATACCTTTTTCGATTAATTGCTCAGTTGTTCGACCTCTAGCGTAAAGTTCCTCCTGTCTGCGAAAGGTTCTAAAACCTCCATCTCGTGGGATACCAAAATCATAAGGAGAGTGCTTTATCCCTTCCTCTAGTATTTTAATAAGAATAGGCTCTACGTATTCTAATCTGCTTAAACTTATGGAGCTAAATCTATACATTGTTACTTATTAAAATATCTAGTTTACCATTGATTGATGAAATACCTATTTTCACTTCCGCAAGTTCTTTATTAATAGTGTCGAGTTCTGACTTATTGTTTTCTTCTGTCTTTTCAAACCTTGCGTGAATGCTTGAAAACTTTTTAAACATTACTGATTCGTTTTTGTCTTGGTCTATTTTCATCTGTTTAATTTTTTCCTCTTGGCTTTTGTCTGACATTACCATTTTCCAGTAAAATCCAAGCGCCGAAGCAACCCCTACTACTATGTAGATAACATCTTTTAATGTAAAAATTGTATCCATCGCCACCATCTATATTTTATTTTAAATTTTTCTCTTTGTTCCTATTTCTGCTATTTCTTCTGGCTCACTCCAAAAAGGAGTACCCATTAACTCTAGTACCTCGCTATGGGTGTATATTCCTACTGGAATTATTTTACCGTTCTCTATAAAAGTAGGCTCTGTTCCTTCTTTCCACTTTATAACAAATTGAGTTTCATCTACTGACCTCCTTATAGTCTTACTAGATGTTTCTCCTATTTGCGAAAAGTCTATTAACTCTAAATCTTTTATATTAATAGTTGCGTATGTTCTTATTAGTCTATCCATCTTTTAAGGTGTATCTGTTACAATATCTTCAGCATCCATATTAG